AAAAATGAAAATATTTTACTTAAAAATTTTAAATTTTTTCAGCATTTCATTTTTTTTCAGAAAGTTGAAAAAAAACATACGCTTTGGATTACCCCCACCACTTTTTCGTATATATTTCCCGAGTCGAATCTCAGAACAGACTCGGGAAAAATATACGAAAAAGTAGTGGGGATATAAAAAAAATTTATTTTAAATTTTTATTTTTTAATTCTCAATATGCATATTATATATTTTATTTTTCAAAAAACATACAATTTTAGATTACATAATACATTTAATTTTTTATTTAAGAAATTTATCTGTTATATATCCAACTGTATTTTCATATGAAGACATTGATGATAAGTCAGCATTTATAAGGAAAACCTAAAAGAAAAAAATTAAAAATATTAATTTATAATTATAAATACTCTTATTATATATAAATCAAATATATATATTTACGTTTCCATTATTTTCATTTAAAAGCCAGTTATCATAATTTTTATTTAATTGTTGTATATATTCCAGGGTTATTAATGATTCCGAAAGACGTTGTCTATTTTTTATTCTGTTCATACAAATATGTGCATCTGATATTTGTAGATATATTACATTTTGTTGTACATTTGACATGAAACTTTTTTTTAAAAAATCAAAAGATTTTTCAAACATAACATATTGTATTTCTGACATGTATTCCTTTTCCATTAAAGATTTTGTAAATATATATCTGTATAATAAAAAAATAAAATTTTATTAAAAAATTAATTTATTGTTTTTTTAAATAAATATAAATACCTTGAAGCATCAATCGATCCATCCATGATAATTAGTTTATCATCATTATTATTATTATTATTTAATAATGTATTGATATTTTTAAAAATGTCAATAGTTGCGTAATATTGAAAATATGCACTAAAATCTTTCGGATTATTATACAATAAAAATAATAAGTTAACATTTTGAAAATTAAGCCATTCCTCAACAGGTTCTTCAATGAATAAAACGTTTTTATTATTTTTATATTTTTTTTTTAAATTATTAAATAATGTTGTTTTTCCACTTCCAATATTACCAACAATTTCTAAAAATTTTATCATTTTCTTTTTTTTTTAAAAAAAAAATAACAAACTGACAAGACGACAACACTTTTGTTATTAATAAAAATTTCAATCGTTCATTGCTATTTATATCGTTTCACAAGGTTATAACAATGACGTTAAAAAACTTATGTAACGATTTATATTTTTTAAAACAAAAATAATTTTTTTGGACAATATATTGGCTATAACAGTACAGTCCAATTTATATACATATGATATAGAATGTTGTCTTCTTTACGTAACGCACTGAATACTTTCACTATCGCATACTGTATATATATTGGACTATAGGAGTTTAGTTGCTGTAATGTCCACGCGCACAGATATGTATATTTTGGACAGGTAGATGGACATATAATGTTTGTCCAAAATATATAATGAAATTCAATATGTAAATTAAAGAAATACGTTTTTCTCTTTCCTAAACATGTTTTTCTAATATAATACCGGTTTTTAAATGAGGATATTATTGATCAGTAATAAGTAGTAGTAGTAAGATTGCTTTTTGTATTTTTTCTTTCTCGTACAGATGTTTCTCTGATATTTAACTGGGTTTTGTTTTTTTTTTCCAAGTTTGAGAAAAATGTCTTTGTGTTTTGGATTTTTTTAATAATTCATAATAATATCACCATCAGCGTCATAATCATCATCTGAATTTTCATTTTGCATTATAATATCATCATCATATAAATAAGAATTTAAATCAGAATGATTTAAATTCTGTATATCAACATCATCAGATAAATAAGAACTTAAATCATCATCATCATCATTATCATTTCTTCTACGTAATTTATTTGATGATGATGGTTTATCATCATCATCATCATCATCATAGTTATATTTTCTTTTACAAGGCATTTTCTTTCCCAATTCTTTTCTTTTACAAGGCATTTTATCTCCCAATTCTTTAATAGAATTAAAATTTTGATTTTTCAATGGTGTTGTTGTTGATGATGATGATGGTATATTATCATCGTTATTATCATTGTTAATAATATCTTTTTTTTCATTTGGAATTTTTGATGATGATGGTTTATTATCATCGTTATTATCATTGTTAATAATATCTTTTTTTTCATTTGGAATTTTTGATGATGATGGTTTATTATCATCATCATCATCATTAAGATTTGATTCTCTATCGTATTTTCTTTTACAAGGCATTTTTTTTGTCAAGTTAGACTTTAATTTTTGATTATTATAAATTGCTATTTCTTCATCTATATTAAAGTCCTGATCGTTTTTTTTAATAGGCAATGTTATATCATCTATTACATTCTCTAATAATAATTCTTCAGCATCTCCATTATCAAATGATTGATTATAATCCATAGCTTCTACAGATATAACATTTGAATGATTTACTTCTTCTTCGCTTTCTAAAATGTTTTCTAAATTAGTATTCCACAAGTCAGTATATTTGTTTCTTGGGATATCTCTTTCTAATGGTTGAAAAAACATTTCTTCATTATTTTTTAAAATATTGTTTTCCAATTGTTTGAAATTTTTTACATTATCACCATTATTAGTAATTATTTTGTTCATATTTTCAGATGATAAATAATTATTATAAGTATTATTTATTATAGTTGGAGTTGGCTCTATAGTTGGCTCTGGAGTCTGTGGTAAACTATGTAATATACATTCATCTATATAATTTACATCATTTAAATAAATTTTTATAGATGATATAAACCATAAAATTATATTACAATCATATTTATTCATTTTTCGTTTATTATCTTCATAAATTCTTATTTCCATTTGATTACTATCATTTACTTGTAAATATGAACTATCATTAAAATTTTTTATATTAAATAATAAATTAGTATGTTCAATAATTTTTGTACACAAATTAATAATGAATAATTCTTTAATATCATTGGTGAATAAAGCATATTGAATTTTTTTTTCTTTTAATTTTAAAAACATATTATGATCATGAAATTTAATTTCTAAAAAGTCTTTTTTTTTTTGAAATTCCATAATTGGTAAAATATTGTCATTTGTTTTTTTTTCATTTAAAATGTTAAATGTATGGTGAGTTAATCCAACTTGATAATATTGAAAAGTCCATTCATCATGATCAAAAATTAACATTTTCAGTTTTTTGTGTTTTAATTAAAATTTCATGTAAAGTTAATGGAGAATAAGTAGTTGTTGCTAGTAATATACTTTTTTCACAATATCCATTTTCTAATGCCGATTCACTACATGGAACGTGTAATTTATTCCAAAATTGTTTTGGTGTACCTGGTCCTATACATGAATTGTTTATAGAAGTGGCATATTCACCTCCCTTATTTGTAGATGATGTATTTTCGGCAAATTCAGAAACGCATGTTGAAAATGGATTTTTGACATTATCATTAAAATGATGGAGATTATAATTTTCAGAATTTTCACAAGTGCTCGTTGAAAAATTTGGTAAACTTAAATTTGATGTATTTGGAATTAATGATGTACAATAATTTTGCATGAAATAAAATCGTAAATATTGTGGAATATTTATTAATGTATTATTTAATAAATCTTTTTGTTCTAAACATTCATATCTGTATGTATTATTATCAATTTTTTCATCAATATCAATAATATTTAAATCATTTGGGATATAATTATGATATATAACATTTTCTTTTCTATCTATTAATTTACCATTACATGTAATTATTTTTGTTCCGTATTTACCGCCAAATAAAAAATTATACTTACTTAAACAAATGTATTTATTTTCTTTTTCATCAAAAAAAAGGCGATTCATATCTAAATTACAATTTTCAATATTATACTTTATACAATGTGTTCCACTTTGCTTATACGAATCATAATATAAAGATTTCTTTTTAAAAATTTTTTTAAAATAATATTCAGAACCATTATTATTACATTCATTTGAACAAGAAAAATTATCGTTATTTATTATATTATTTTTAAATAAACTATTTTTTTCACAATTTCGTTTATTTTTTATCTCCATTCCAGTATAAATAGTTTCTAGGGTATTATTTCGAAAAACATATTTTTCGTTATTAATGTTTGAATGTAATATTTCTGAATTATTATTATTATTATCAGATGTTATTTTTTCAAGTTGTTTTTTAATTTTTGTATTTAAATTGGAAATATTATTAAAAGGAATTGTTTGTATATACAAATATAAAAAAATGCATATATATATAAAAATAATTTTAAAAATAAGAGACATCTTAATCTAAAACATTAAATATATGTTATATTTGTTTAAAAAAAAAATTTTTTTTTTTTAGAAATTATAATACAAGATTAGAAATTTTTATCGTATTAAAGATAAAAAGTTAAGTTTTATTAAATGTTTCATTTCTGTAAAATTTGAATTTTGACAAGCTTTTTTAAAATTAACATTATTTAATAATGATGTTGCTAATTTCTTAACAAATTCTTCATCCATAATATCATGCATACTATATCGCTTTAAAATTTCAAATATATCAAGAAATGTAATTTGTTTTTTAGTATGATAAATAAATGTTAAATCAATTAATGCCTTAGAAATGATATGGTCATCCATTTTATAATTTTTTTTAAAAAATTAAAATATAGAAAAAAAATTATCTTATATTATCTTTTTTTTAAAATAAATTATATATTAAAAAAATATGAATGATAAGTAATAAAAAAATTATTAATTTATATAATAGTAAAAAATGTTTATCTTGTAAAATAATAAAAGTTGTAAATAAAGGTATTGCCATTACACGAATCCATTTACAAAAAAAGTTATATGGAATAATTTCATTATTTATATTAGTATTGTTGTTGTTGTTGTTAGTAAAAGTTGTAGTATTTGTATTTTTTGTATAACTATCAATTGTATTATCTTCTTCTTTATTATTATTATCATGTATCATTGTTTCAAGAGCACGTAAAGTTTCAAAACCTAAAAGAGCATTTTGTAAAATTTCCATATTTTTTTTTATATATAAATATGTTAATTTATTTTTTATTAATTGCTTTAATAATTCAAATCTTATTAGTATTTATCAAATTTTTCTATAATAATGATATGAAGAAGGCAATTATTAACAAAAATAAAGTAAATGATATTTTAAATATATATATAGAAGAAGATGAGATTGATGGAAATAATGATAATAGTTCTGAATTAAATACCAAGTCTTTCAAAGAAACGAATGACTCTTCAGTTTTTTGTTATGAGTCAAATGGTAAAGAACTTCGTCTTGGTTTTAAATCAGTGCTTGAATATAAAGTGAATAATATATACATAGATTCATGTATTCCATATGTACCAAATGCTTTTACATTCACGGATAAAGGAGATTTTAATATAACATCAGACGTATGTATGAATGGAAAAATTACTTTATTAAATGATAATTTTTTTCATTGTGAATGTCCTGTTAATTATATAAAAGGATATTTTACAAATTATTTTCCTGAAATTCCAAGATGTATTGAAGAAAAAAATAAACATTTTTATTTAAATTTTGTCAGTGAAACAAATTTAAATTTATTCAATTCAACTTCTAGATATTTACATTTTGATTATGATTATTTATTTTAAATTTTCAAATGTATATAATCATGTAATTTTTCTTTTAAATAATTAATATCATTTTCCGTAATATTTATATAATTTTTATGTAAATAATTATATATATACATAGCATCAACTAAAGTAAAATCTTTTTTATATTTTGATTGTAATGTTAACAATAATTCATTGGCAAAAACTTTTGTAAATTCAATATTATCTTGCATCAATAAATAATATTCTTTTTCATAAACACTTGAAGAAGAAACTGATAAATCATCATCATCATCATCATCATCATTCTCATCATTATTATCGTTTGTTGTCGATGTTATTTGACATTCTTCTTCCTCTTCTTTTTTTTCAATATCATTTTTTTTAGAATCTTTTTTTTCTAATTTTTTAATGAAAAAAGTATCATTTTCTTTCTTTACATTAGTATAATCAAGTAGAAATTTTATATCATATGTTAATTCAATAAAAAAATGAATATTATCATAAATTATTTTAAGAAATTCATCTTCATCTTTTACATAAAATTGTGGAATATATTTACATATTGTTTTAATGATTTTCGATGTCATTTTTTCAGATATTATTTTTTTTTATGAACAAAATAATAAACAACAATACGATTACTTCCACCCTCACCACCAAATTACTGCAATAGTAATTTTTTTTTTATTAAAAACGAAGAAAAATGAATTTCCAAAAGGATGACGTTGCTACAACCACCACCGATGACTTTCGTTATATTTGGTTAACAAATATAAAAGATTTTTCAAATTTTATAGGAATTGAATATATAAATCTTTCAAACTTTAAAACTAAAGAACATGATATAAATTATAAATATTCAATTTTTCTTCTTATTACAGAATGTTATAAAGAAAAATTGTTTAAAATGTTATTTACACATTTTAATGATTATATTCATGAAATTGGTGATAGTAACCTGAGTTTATATTCTTTAAAAAACCCCTTATTAAATTATTTATTTCAAATTGGTAATTGTGAAAGATTAGTTGACTATTCTTTATTGAAAATTGAATGTTTTTCACGAGAGAATTGTAAAAAAATTTTTTTATTTTTACAAAAAGGTAATTTAAATAAACATTGGTATTATATAATTAACAGTATAGATACACAATTTATATTAACAATGACAATATTATTTGAATCTTTGACTGTTTCACATAATCATGTTGAAATGAAAAACATATCTTTAAAATTGACTTTTTATAAAAGTATTCTTAATGAAAAAGATATGAGTGATGATTTATTGCAAGATTGTTTTAATCCAGAAAAATATTTTGTTACTAATGGAATATATATATTGGAATCATCTAATAAATTATCTCTATACTCTACAGATGTTTCTAAAATGTATACATTATTGCCAATGATATCTTTTGATATAGAAACAATTACTGATAATATGATAGATGTACCCTTGGGTTGTCAGAAGGAGGAAAAAATAATTTCATATGTTTTATTTGCTCAATATAATGAAACTGTTATTATAATTGTACGATACGTTTCTTTATTTCATCAATCGAATGATGATTTTAAATGGAAAGATTTTAATCAATGTTTAGAAGAAAAATTTGTGAAAAAATATAAAGAGAAATATAAATCGGTTTTTTGTTGGGTTAAAAATTTTCATTCAGAATTACATTTATTACAAGATTTTTTAGATGTATATTCAACGGGTTTTTTATTGAAAATTTTAACAAATGATAATAAACATAAACATTTTTTTACTGGACACAATATAATTCGATATGATTGTGTAGTTTTATTACGTCGATTAAAATGGTATGGTTTACATGAAAAAGTCAGTCAATTTATAATTTTTGATAATGATACTTTAAATGATTCGGTATTAATTCGTTTTAATAGTAATGCTTATATTATTGATTCATATAAAATTTTTGAAGAACATAATCTATCACCAAAAGCACAACTATCATTAAAATATTTAACGACAGTATATTTATCAAAAGAATATGCAAAAATTGATTTAGATCCCGTATTAATTAGAGCACTTTATATTATTGAAGGTAATAAAAAATTTTGTATTGAAAATAAAGAAATTATTGGAAATATTCTCAATAATTTTTGTAATTTGAATGCAAATAACAGCAATGATAGTAATAATGATGTTCTTTCAGTAAATATTCCTTTAAATAATTTATATATTGATTTAAAAAAAAATATTACAAATAATAATGTTCAAATGACTAATTTTAAAATTTACAATTTAGACAGATTCTTGGAATATAATATTGTAGATTGTGAATCGGTCATTAAATTATGGGAAAAATTTCAATATGGATATTTATTTTCTTTAATTACCAATATGTATCCTTGCAATTTAGAAAGAGCTTTACAAGCTAATGTTACTTATAGATCAAATTTGGGATTTAACATTATGGCTATTAAATATAAACAAATATCAATTAAAAATGAAAATTCTTCAATAGGAACTCAACAAATGAGATCTCTATATATTGATTCTAAAAAATTACATTTCCATCTCATTAATAATATGAAATATACGTTACCCAATGATGATAGTTTAAAAAAAAAAATAACTATTGTTTTAAATGAAATGTTTTTATATAAATCTGTAAATTCAATTATAGAATATAAAACTACAAAAAAAAAATATGCAGGGGCAGCCGTATTTGTTAGACCGGGATTTTATGAAAATACAATACAAATGGATGTAGCATCACAATATCCAAACATTTTAATTGGTATGAATTTATATAATGATTCTGTTGATAGTTTATCTATTAATGATTTAAAAGAAATTTTTTTACGAAATGATGAGTATAAAAAATTTTTTTTTGAAGCTATTTCCTCAAATATTTTAATTTTATTTATTGCCGAAGAATATCAAAATAAAAATACAATAAATTACGTTACATATTTAAAATCATTTAATTTTGTGGAAAATGTTTATAATGATAATGATGATATTTCAACGACAATAAATAGCGTGGGACAAATTATTTTAACCTATGAACAATTGGAAAATTATAATTGTAATTTACCTTTATTAATTTATATTGATAAAAGTAATGGATTTATTAATTCTTTTTTAAAAGACATGTTAAAAATGAGAAAGGATATACAAAAAGAAATGAAAAGTTTATCAAGAGAAGAAAGTAATGAAAAAAATATATTAGACGCTAAACAAAAATTTATAAAAATTACTGTCAATAGTATATACGGTTTATTTGGCAATTCATTTATTCCTGTTGCCGCTTTGACAACATTAATAGGTAGAAAAATGATAATTTTTTCCGGAAAACTTTTTTCTTTTATTCATTTAAGTACAATTTCGATTTGTTTAAAATTATTTTTGTTTATTAAAAAAACATATAAAATTGATTTACATAATATTATCTGTGATAATAATGAAAGTTTAAATTTTCCCGATTTATCATTTATATGTTTTGATAAATTAATTGATGAAAAATGTAATGTTTTTCTAAAATATCATTATGAAAATAATTTATTTTTTTTTAAATTACATAGAATGTTAAAGAAAATTTCCAATTACATTGATGTAAATGAAATTTGTATAGATGAGAATAATGATGATATAAAAATATTAAATATTATATATTTAGATGATTTTTTTTTAGATGCTCTCAAATTACGTATATATTTAGATGGTTGTCTTAAATTTCAAAATTATAAACAATATGAAACCAATATGCTTAATAATTTAATGCTTTTAAAAAATAAATATCCAGAATTGAAAGAACAAGAAAAAGGAAATATTTTAGAATATATAACATTACGATATGTATCATTTATTAATAATCTTGTATTTGATACGGATACTGATGGTTTGCAATTTTCAAATATTTTTCATTTTAATGAACAATATCTTCTAAATGAATTAAATGAAAATGTTCAAAATGTTTTTGAAATGAATAATATCGTTTTTGAAGCAACATCATCATCTTATGTTGTTTGTTTAGCAAAAAAAAAATATACTATTTTTAATTATATGTACATTCCAAAAGTAGCTGAAACTACTATTACCATAAATACAGATTGTAAAATTATACACAAAGGATATGAACGAAATGCTTTATTACCATTCAAAAATATGTGCTCATTTTTAGTAGCCGTATCATTTTATATAAAAAAAAAAATTGTTAAACCAATTTCTTTTAAACGTATAATAATATTTTTTTTTTCGTACCTTTCTTCATTAAAGAATGATGATTTATTTGTTTCCATTAAATTAAATTTAATTAAAAATGATTGTGAACGAAAGCGATTTATTGATTTTTACAGTAAATCATATACAGGTTCTTTAAAAGCCGTTTATATTATGGAAAATAATGATACTACATTAGAGAAAATTATATTATTGACTGATTATGTAAATGATATTGATAAATATGAATTAAATTTAGGATTCTTTTTAAGACCTTTTGTAAAAATTTGGTATCAACAATATCATATTATAAATAATTTAGAATATAATGTAAAAAATAATATAGTTAATCAAGTGCTTTTATATTTCTCTGAATGGAGAGAAAAATATAATAATCCAACCAATGTTAATATTAATGAAATAATTTGTAATAATTTGTAACAATAATAATAATTGTAAATGAAACAATAAAAAAATTTTTATTTATCATATAACGCTAAGGTTTCTCTCATATTGGTCATCATATCATAATGTGTAATTATCATTTCTTGTTCAGGATCATTTTGGTATGTATTTATTGCTTGTAAGTGTTGTACGATTCTTTTTAATTTCTCATATAGTTTATCATCTTTTAGTGATTCTTCGCTAGTAGATAAATCTTTTTGATTCATATTAAATTTTTGCTTTAGATATTCCCAAATGGGTTTAGTTTTACTAGTTGATGGTTCTTGATTTATTACTGAATTTCTATTAACGTTAATTGTCTTTTTTATAATTTTATTACAACTTGGCACTTCTTCTACATATTCTGATGTATCCATAGGTTCAATATGTTTTCTTTTTTTTCCAAATAAATTTCTTAATAAAAACATATTTTTATTTTGTGTAGTTTTATATTCTATTGGTGTTATTTTAAAAAGATGTTTAACAGTATTATTATTATCTTTACAATTCATTTGTGATAAAAACATGAAATATGTTTCCATATCAATTGTAAAAATTCCAAGAGGAAAAGACCATAATATACCTTTTATTAAGTCTTCTTTTAATAATCCAAATAAATGAATTTGTTTATTTTTAAATTTCAATATAGAAGCATTTAAATCAAATATTAATTTTTTCGATGACATTATATTAATATTTTTTTTTAAACTGTTGTTTTTTCAAGTAGTAGAAATATTATCATTTAAATAAATTACTTCCTTAATTTTATCTATTATAAAATCGCTATTTAACATTAAAGCATGGTTATACTTGGATTTATCACGAATTTGTATAAAATTGTTACAATTATTCATTTTCATTACATCGGCATTAGTATAGAAAATCTTTCCATCATTTAAAAATGCATTATTTTCATTAAAAGATGATTCCACATTTTTTAAATTATAAACACATATATATAATATATCATCTCGTTTATTAATATATGCCAGTTTTTTACTTAAATCTAATATATAATTTGAATAATTTTTATCTACTTGAAAAATATTTGACAATTCAATATTATTTAGAGATAATAACTCATCATATGGTATCAATAACATTAAAGAATGTTTAAATTTCAATAAAAATTGAAACATCATATCTAAAGAAAAAAAGGTTGTCTTGTATTGAGTACCTATTAGAGACAAAATATTATTATATAAATGAGTAATTTTTTTTTTAGAACAATTAATATTATAGGTTTCTAATTCATATATATACATTTTTTTATATATGTCAAGTAATCCATGTTGACCAAAAAATGGACATCCGCAAAAGAAACATTTTTTTATATTTAAAATTGATGAAAAAAAAGATAATTTCGTTTCTAATAATACTCTAATTATATAACCTCCCAAGGAATGACCAATTAATATTATTTCATTATTTTTATTCTCTAATAATAATGACAATGATATCAAATATTGTTGAAAATTTTCGGCAATTGTAATTATATTTTGACGCCAATCATATGAATATGTCAAAACTTTCAAATTATTGTCTTGTCGTAAAGAATTTAAAAAATTTTTATATATCGAATAACCAAAGTAATCTTCAATTAATGATCCAGAAACAATTTTTTTCTTTGCTTCTGGCATTAAATAATCTTTAACAGTATTATTCCATAATTTACTTTTTGTATATTTATATTTTAAAAAATTTATGTAATTCGGCGGATATACTATTGTTTTTTCTTTTTCTTTATTTATTGCAACTAATTCAGTAGAATACATGCCACCTATAAAAATGATAATTTTTTTGGTCATTTTTTCTTTAAAAAAAAATTTCTTTTTTTTTTTTTTAATAACTTATGTAATAGATTTATTTTTAGTTCATCAATTAATTTTTTTCTATCGTTATTTTAAAATTTCTATAATTTGAAAAAAAAATGATTATTGTTATTTATTAATATAAAAAGTATCTACTGACGAAAAAAATATTTTTTTTACAAATATATATATATATATTATAAATATAATTATTAAAATTATTAAACAATATCAAATAAATCATCAGACTCTGATATATTTAAACATTTATCCGCATTACAATTACAAGCATCTGTTATGATTGTTTTAAATATATTATAACGTAGTTTTCTCCCGGTCCTACGTTCTTCGCGAGATGTGATCATTATATTCTTCATATCATGTATATACTTTGTAGTTACTTCCATATTACCTAATAAAGAATTTATTTGAAAAAAATAATAGTGATGAAAGTCTTCTGGATTATCAAAATCAAAATCTAAATTTTTCTCTTCAGAGCAATCTTCCATCTCACTACAATTACATGATTTTAATTTTTCCATAAATGCCTGCAATGTACTATTAGATATGCATGGACCTACAGTATCATCATTAAGATCATTGGTAAGATAACATTTATTATCTGAAGCAAAGATATTTTCCTCATCTTCCTCATCGTCCTCAGTTGTTGTAGTTGTTGGTTTCAATGTAGTAGTAGTAATAGTTTTGTTTAGATGTGGACATATCCAGGGTTTCAATGTAGTACTAGTTGTTGTAGTTGTAGGTTTCAATGTAGTACTAGTTGTTGTAGTTGTAGGTTTCAATGTAGTACTAGTTGTTGTAGTTGTAGGTTTCAATGTAGTAGTAGATGTTGTAGTTGTTGGTTTCAATGTAGTAGTAGATGTTGTAGTTGTTGGTTTCAATGTAGTAGTAGTAGTTGTAGTAGTTGAAGGTTTCAATGTAGTAGTACTAGTTGTAGTAGTTGTAGGTTTCAATGTAGTAGTACTAGTTGTTGTAGTTGTAGGTTTCAATGTAGTATTACTAGTTGTTGTAGTTGTAGGTTTCAATGTAGTAGTAGTTGTAGTAGTTGTTGGTTTCAATGTAGTAGTAGTTGTAGTAGTTGTAGGTTTCAATGTAGTAGTACTAGTTGTTGTAGTTGTTGGTTTCAATGTAGTAGTACTAGTTGTTGTAGTTGTTGGTTTCAATGTAGTAGTAGTTGTAGTAGTTGTAGGTTTCAATGTAGTAGTACTAGTTGTTGTAGTTGTTGGTTTCAATGTAGTAGTAGTTGTTGTAGTTGTAGGTTTCAATGTAGTAGTAGTTGTAGTAGTTGTTGGTTTCAATGTAGTAGTAGTTGTAGTAGTTGTTGGTTTCAATGTAGTAGTAGTTGTAGTAGTTGTTGGTTTCAATGTAGTAGTAGTTGTAGTAGTTGTTGGTTTCAATGTAGTAGTAGTTGTAGTAGTTGTTGGTTTCAATGTAGTAGTAGTTGTAGTAGTTGTTGGTTTCAATGTAGTAGTAGTTGTAGTAGTTGTTGGTTTCAATGTAGTAGATGTAGTGGTTGTAGGATTATTTTCATTCAAATCATCATAATACGATTCATTTACTTCAAAATTTTCATCATATGAATTATACGTATTATTGTCATCATTAAAATATTTATTATAATATGGATGTAAAAAAGAATTTTTTCCAGGAAAGTTTAAATTTAAATATGTTACAAAAGCATCTTTCAAAAAAGGTTTTTCACAATTTTCTTCATTTTTACAAATATTTTTCATATATTCCAAAACATCATTTATATTAGTAGTATGATCATGAATAAATAAATTTTCAATTATTTTTCTTTCGCAAGACCATATTTTTTCACAATCTGAAATTTTTTGATTAAATTCTGCAAAGGGAATAACATCTGATTCGGATAATGGAAAAGAAGAAATTGTTTCAGAAATTACAACAATTATTATTGTTAAAAGAAAAAGCATTGTACACTTTTTTATTGTTGATATTTGTAAATGTTGGTTAATAAATATTTTATAATTTAAAAATAAAGACTGTAATTAAAAATGAAAAATTTATTCCTTTATATACAATTTTTTATAAATATATATTTTTTGTCATCATAATAATATATATATCGTTAGCATACATCTCATCACTTTATTTATACATTTATTTAATTTTAAACAAATCATCCGATTCTGAGATATTCAAACATATTTTATCTTCCACGTTACAATTGCAAGAGGTCAACAAACTTTTAAATATATTATAACGTAGTGTCTCGATTGTCCAAGAAGGAAGAAGAGGATTATCAGGATGTGAATAATCATGTCGAACTCTATCCAAATACTTCATTTTTTCATTAAGTTCTAGATTGCCTAAATACATATTCATGGTAAAAAATGGAAATTTATGCATATATAATTGAGAATAATTATTTTGAACATCTGATAGAGATGGAATACATTTTGGATTAGTACAATTACAGAATTGTAATCGTCCCATAAATGCACATACTGTATTATCAGATACACAATCAGGATATGATGCAAGATCCAGGTTACTCAATCCACATATTTCCTCAACACCCGATCCTCGATGAGGACTAAAAAGATGTGGACAAGGTTTTCTTTGTATTTCCGAAGTTGATACGATAAAAAATGTTGAAAGAAATAGGAAAAGTGTTGTAAACTTATTTTTTTCCATTTCTATCTGTAGTGTTTTTTATAACTTTTTTTTTATGAAATTTCTTAACTGTAGTCTTTGAAAAATATATTTATTGTTTATAAAATACATAAAATTAAAATTCTTTATATACAAAAATTTTGTGGTATATATATATATGATATTAAAAATTAATGATTTTCATTTTTTTATTACTTTCAAATATTTTTTTTTGTTGATACGAACAAAATATTATAAACATTAATAATAATATTGCATATAGCAATATATATATATTATCTTTCTTTTTATATATATATAAAAAAATAGGCATGACTATAATATAACTCGTAATAAAAAAATAAAATCTATTATTAAGGAATGTTGCTGTAACATGATGTATCTTTTCTAAATTTATTATAGAATTAATATATTCGTGAGAATGTTCTTCATTTTCATCAATATTTTTCAATTGTCTATTTAAAGATTTTTCCAATTTTTGATCAATTGTCCATGTAATTAATGAACCATTTGAATTGTATAAAATATTTTTTAAATACTCCATATTCCAAGAGACATGTTTTCTTATATCCATTTCATTATTTATTATATCATTCATTTCTTTTAAACTATAACTAATATTAGTTTTAAAAAAATCATTATATTCTTTATTTTTTTTCGCATCCTTTTTTCTAATTTCATTAATATTAAACAATACATTTAATTTGTCAATAACATTTTCTTCAGTAGTAGTAGTACTCTTTTTTAAACAGTCAGACTCTACAATTTTATAATATGTTATAAATAATATTGGAGACCATTCTGGTGTTCCAAAACCCATTGTATATTTCTTAAACAATATTTCCATATCTGAATAAGTATCAACTCCTTCTTGAGACATATTAATATTTTTTTCTTTTAAAATATCAAAATTAGATAATATTATATCTAATAATGTAGTGACTAATAATATTATGTCAATAATTGGTATGGACGCTAAAATTAATTTAGATGTTTTCAATATAATTGAAATTGAACTTTTTATAAAAATGGTTAATGTAATTTTTACAGTTATTTGTCGTAATAAAGTAGAAAATAATATACGATTTGTCAATACTAAAGTTTCTTTACAAATTATTGGAACAATATTTTTTAATACATATTTTGTAATCGTTTCTAAACCATATTGTGTTATTAATAATGCTCCAACTTTACTAATTTCTTCTACAATTGATAAAATATAACTATATAAATCAATTTCATGATCATCAGTACCTATTGATGGTGGAATGGTTATTATACTTCTATTAAAATTTAAAACTTCATATTCGTCCAAGTATCGTCTACCAGTTTCTTTATCAATACGTAAATTATATGGAATTTCATGTTCTATTATTGAAGAGTAAACTAATAAAGGTTCTTTTAAACCACCACCAATATTATCGTGTTCAGTGGTCCAATACATATGCATGGTACTTTCTGAAAACCCTAAATCTTCTAACGTTACATTTGGGTTTAAAAAAAAAGCATTTTTATTTATATCAGTTTTCCAAATTTTATTAAATTCAATTTCAGATTCTTTAAACAATTCATCAACTTTTGGCACTGAAGGTTCATTTACAGTATAAATATTTTTTCCTTTAACTAATTTAGTAAAAGAATATTTTAGTAAATGAAATATTGTATCACCTAAAAAAAAACCAGCTATATCTTCTCCTGTAGTAGTATCACATTTGTTATTTATCAAAGTTCTATCTAAATCATCACAATAATATTTATTTATTTTAAAATGAATTGTTTCATTAAAAGTTTTTTTTTGAATATAATTTTTATCATCTATATCATAACCAGTACCTATAGTATCAATATGTGGTACAGTATGTTCTTGTGACCGCATATAATCATCAATACCCATATTATATATAGAACTAGCTAAAATTATACACGAATCACATCTTTCACTCCATAATGTTAATGGAGTGTTAATTATTGAAGAATCATTAGCAATAGTTTTATCATTGTAATCATAAGGATATAAATTAAAACAACTTGTTTCACATGCTGTTAAATCAGAATTACCACTTTTAAAAAAAATTAAATCATCTTGTTTGTTACAAGTATTACCTCTTGGATAATGTAAATTACATTTACATTTTTTACAAAATATTTTAGAACTTTTTAAACGAACATATATACAGTTTTTAATAAATTGTTTTTTTACATTTTTCATAATATCTTTAAAGGGATGAATTTCAATAATAACATATGAAAAAATATGAGGAACTTTTTTTAAATATATATTATATAATAAAATTTTTTGTCTCTCAATAACATATTTATTAGCATTTATAGAATCTTTTGTTGTAAAATACATTTTTTTATAAAATACTTTCTTATTATAAAATCGGGAAATATATACGAAAAGTAGTGAGGGTAATCCAAAGTATATGTTTCTTTAGAAAGATAGAACCATATATAAATCTTCTTAAAATCATACATGTAAACTGTAAAAAATTTTAAATTTTAATATACGAAAAAGTAGAGTGAAGGAAATCCATAATAATAATAATATATATATAATACACGAGAATATATATCCTTGAATATCCCCCCACTACTTTTCGTATATATTTCTAAAGAAACATACACTTTGGATTACCCCCCCACCACTTTTTCGTATATTTTTCCCGAGTCTGTTCTGAGATTCGACTCGGGAAATATATACGAAAAAGTAGTGGGGGTAATCCAAAGCATATGTTTTTTTTCAACTTTCTGAAAAAAAAATGAAATGCTGAAAAAAAATATTATAAAAAAAAATTTTTTTTAAGTATAAAAAAATACAAGTTTTTTTTTTTAAAATACAGCG